CCTCGGCGAGCAGGTCGCGCAGCATGAGGATGCACGTTGCACCTTGTTGATCGGGAGGGGAACCCTCGGGCGCGGCCACGCGTTCGATGACTACGCCTTCCCAGCCTTCGGACTGCCGCGCTACACGGCGATCGCGCCGGACGTTGAGCCCGCGGTCGTCTATTCGATCGCGCGCCAAGAGAGTGGCTTCAATGCAAAGGCAGTGTCGAGCGCGCACGCACTCGGCCTCATGCAGGTGACACCCGACGCCGGGAACTACATCGCCAAGAAGTTCAATGTCGTCTATGACCAGAGCCGCCTGCTAAACGACAAGGTCTACAATATGCAGATCGGCGCCGCCGGGCTCGCCGACGACATCGGCCGTTACAACGGCTCCTATGTACTGGCATTCGCCGGCTATAATGCCGGGCGTGGCCGGGTCAAGGAATGGATTGAGCGTTATGGCGATCCCCGCGATCCCAAGGTCGATCCAATCGACTGGGTCGAACGCATCCCGTTTCCAGAGACCCGCAATTACGTCCAGCGCATCATCGAGAGCATCCAGGTCTATCGTGCGCGGTTTGACAACGGCAAACGCCTGCTGATCGAGGCGGATCTGCGCCGCGGAACATTGCCGCGGTTCCAGCAGACGGTGCCGGGCCGGTGAGCGCTGCCGTTTCAAGTCGACGACATCGCGCGTTGTTCTTGATGGCTCCGGAAGAGTGCTCCGGAGCAATGGCGGACGTGAGGAGAAGCTTAAGGTGCACTATCTACCGCTTCCGCTGAAGCCGGCCAGCATTTGGGGCCGGTGGTGCTCCTCGATCACGCCACCGCAGGCGATACAAAAGAAATGTGCGTGCTCCGGTCTTGCGGGATCGAGCGCCGAGAGCATGTTGTCCCATTCGAGAATCTGCATGTGGTCACAGTGCGGGCAGGGCACGAATAGCTCCTCTTGGGAGCCCGCCTGAAAGTCCCGCGTGATCCGACAACCTGGGATAACCAGCGGCGTCGACACCTTGAAGATTTTTGCAAATTCGATAGCGCGGGAGCGGTTGTCGGCCTGGGATTCCGGGTCGCCGGCGGCGTTCATTTCCCATTTGGCCAAATCGTCCTGCACTTGGCGATCGACGGTGATCTGAGACAAACTCGCGGGGCTGTTGGCGCCGGTGATGAGCAGGTTCGCCAGCCCGTCCTTACGCTCTTTGAACAGCACGGCGTCGGCGGTCGCCCGGGCTCGCTGCGGGAAATGCTCGCACACCGCCGGCGTCGAGCGCATCAGCGGCGCCAGCTTCATTTTTGACCACCGGCGGGCGTTATCCTCCGTCGGGTGGCACACCAGCACGGTGCCGTTGTCCATCACCAACGAGCCCAGCGAGCCGAGCGACGTCTTGCCCACCTGGCTGCTCGCCATGAACGTGACGAACCGGCACGGGTCATCGGGCGAGAGCGCGCGCAAGATTTCGTCGAAGTACGGAAATAACCTGCGGTTGTACGGGCCCTGGAAACTACCATCTGCGAAAACAACGTTTGCCTCGGCCCAGTTGAGAAAGTCCACCGGCGGCCGCGGTCGCCATGCGGCCGCCATCGCCTCACGCGCCAGCCGCTCAGGATTGGCGAGCATGATGGTCATGACGCTGGCGCATCCTCGATCAGCGCCGGGAGCGCGGCGGCGGCCTTGGCGTCGACCTCGCTGGCGCGCGCCCGGATGATGCGCCACGCCTCGCGCAGCACATGCAGCGCATCCCGGCTCGACAGGTTCGACTTGGCGGCCAGCGCCATTGCGAATTCCGGCAGCGCGCCTTCGAAGGTCGCCACCATGGCCGCCGCCATCCGGCCCACCTGTTGCCGGGAGTTCTCGGTGATGAGATACCGGCCCGCCCTGGCGGCGGCATTCTCGCGTGCCCGGTCATTCGCAAGAACCAGTTGATCGCGACGAGCGCGTTTAATCTCCTCTTCGATCCGATCCGGGACTGGCGCGCCAGAGAAGCCCGCCGAGAGGCCTTCCGCACGGGGGCATCAACCACGCCTGCCGGCGGTTCTGTTGCATGGGCGCCCGGTCCACCGAGCCGCGCCTTGCCGTTCGCGCCTAAGCGCCTATCGAGATCGAGATTGCGCCGCAGCTGCTCGCGGGCGACCTCGACCCGAATGCGGGCATGCCGACCCTCGCCCACCAACGCGTCGCCACAGATCTTCCGCGCGGCGATCCATTGCGACACCCGCGAAGCGCTCACGCCGACCAAGGCTGCGAATTGAGATTTCGTCGCGATTTCCATGCCGCCCAAATTTAGTTTAGGAAGCGGCTCAAATTAAGGATTCGTTTTGAGTATATAACAAGAAACCAGCGTCGATGGCACGTCCTCGCGTTAGGGAACCCCTCAGGAAGGACCCACGCAAACGTAAAGTCAATCGAAGGCGCGGAGAGCGGTCCCACGGTATTCGGCAACCCGCCGAGGCTTCCGATTCAATCCGTTCTGGAGTTGTTATCAATTCTCCCGTCGCGATTCGCTGACATGGACGGCGTTGCCGATTCCAGCCGCCGTGCCAAGGGGGCCAAGGACGTACTTGCGAAATACACATCGAGCCGCTTCGACCATGCGGCCGACCCAATCGAGGTTGGTGCCATGCTGCCAGCGCGCCGACGGGCCGGTGTCTACCGCCTTCACCCAATGATCGCATGCGGTACGAATCGCGACGTATTCTTGGTGATAGGCCCGGCGTCTTCGCGCACCGAGAGACCGGCGGGAGTGCCGGCAGCAATCCATGAGCCGAGCACGGCGTAATTGCCGTCGAACACCGGGAGTGGTGCGACGGCCTGCAGGATCACCGGCTCATTGCCGTAAGGTCCCTCGTCGGCGTCGACCACGTTTCCTCCGATGACGATCTTCACATTGGCACCCTCGCGCGAATGGAGTGGCTTCGCCACATAGGAGACGTCGAGCGCAGCACGGTCGGGATCGTCCGCGAAATAGGCCGGCAATAGGTTCGGGTGGCCCGGAAACATCTCCCACAGCAGCGGCAGGATACCCTTGCTCGAAAGGATGGCCTTCCAGGGCGGCTCTATCCAGCGCGTCGAAGCTCCCTTCAGGGACCCGCCGAACTGCTCGCGGAACATCCATTCCCAGGGATAGAGCTTGAACGCGATCTCAATCGGCGCATCGTCTGGGTCGACGAATTGGCCCTTGGACGTAAGACCAATCGTGTCCATCGCCATGAGCCTGGTGGCGGCGCCGGCCTGTGTTGCGGTATCCGCCAGATAGGTCAGGGTTCCCGCATCCTCGGGATTGTCGAGCATGCCAGCAAAATGGACTTTTCGTCGGGTTCCGGGAGAAGACGCCGCGGTGGGCGACAGCAGCGCCTTCCATCCCGCGATGAGCCGCTCGTGAAGCGAATTGAACTGGTCGGCGCCGGCGGGCACGATCTGCTGCGCGATGGCGTCCTCAAGCCAGCCCCACTGAAATACGGCCGCTTCGAACACCGAGGTCGGAGTGTCGGCATTGTACTCCAGCATCTTGGCTGGTCCCTGCCCGTCGTAGCGCAGGTCGAAGCGCCCGTAGAGGCTGCCGTCGCCGCGCTTCCAGCTCGCCGCAATGAAATTCCAGAACGGCTCCTGAATCGCGAGCCGCCGCATCATCCGGTCGTCCACGACCGCGCGCCCCACCAGTTCCCTGCACATGGCGTCCAGCGCTGCGGTGGGCGCTTCGAGATCGCCCTCGATCTCTTTCAGACTGAAGGCGTAATAGGCGGATTCCTCCCAGTAGCGTTCGCCGTTCACGGAATGGAAAACGAAACCCGACTGTTCGGCACGGTCGCGCCAATTCGATCGTTCGTCGACAGGGTGCATCCCTCAGCCGCCGAGCGAAGCAAACGCATGCCCGATCGAACCGAATCATCCGCGCGCCGTACCTTCCGATCCGGATGACGGCGAGGTGGACGTACCGGATTTCGAGCTTCCCGTGCCTGAACTGGAATAAGACGAGGCGCTGTGCGAGCCTGATGAGCCCCGGGAACGACAGTCCTGTTGAACATCGTCTGCTGCGGCGTTCGACGGTTGGGTGCGGCATCGGTCCGACGGCATCATCGTGGCCGCAGCTTCGCCGATGCCTACCGCGGTGATGAGAACGAGCGAAACCTGAGTGGACCGTTTCATCTCATGCTCGTCAGTAGGCGATCGATGCGGCGTTTAGCGCACCCGCCGCGAGCGATGCCAAGCCGAGCCAGATCGCGGGCGCGAGATCGCCAGCCGCGATCCGCTGGGGCAGGTTCGGGATCGGGATGCGCACCACGAAATAGACGATGACCTGCACAATCAGGGCAATGATGCTCCAGATCACGCAATCCACCAGGTTTTCCGTATGCGCAATCACGCTTGCGAGCGGCAGCGCGAAGCCCAGAAGGCTGAACCCTAGAGCGATGGCGGCTCCGGGCACGTTCTTGCGGATCAGCTCGAACTCATCGTGAGGTGTAATGCGCGTGTAAACGAAGAGGTAGCCAATCGTAATCACGAAGGCCGTGCAGAAGTAGGCCAGAAATGCCGGTAGCCCCGTCAATGACTGCAACATCGTGGAACCCGTATCGTTGTGGCGGCCTCAGACTAAATTCAGATCTCCTGACATAGCGTAGCGCAAAATGTCCGGTTTCGGCGTCAATCAGGGAGCCTGCGGAACAGCCGTGGCGTTGCTGCGCTCGACTGGGGAG